GACTGAGGTACTGTCGCGAAATCCAGATGTCTCCGGTGGACGTGTCCAGCATGGCGGGGGTGTTCAACGCTCCCTCGCCCTCGGCGTCCATAATGCGGACCTTGATGCCCAGTTTTTCTCCAGCTTTGACAACCCATCTCTCAGACCGCCGCTGGGCTGACCTCTGGTCTGTGTCCCCAGTGAGACCACGCCCAGGCAACACCTCCACGACCACGGCACCCGGCTCCGCGTCTTGAAGCACCTTGGGCACGGCATCCCGTCGCGACTGCTCATCCTGCTGAGCTGCCAAGACTGCCTCGGCCCGTTCCTCGTCGCTCATCTTGTTGCGGCCCTTGATCTCCAGCCGCTTGGCCTCCTCTTTGATCTGAGCTTTTTTCAGGGCCGCGACCTCTTCGTGAGGTTTCATCCTGCTCCAATGCGAGATGGTAATACCCGACTCATTCTTAAGCCGGTCTTTCTCCACAGCCCTTTCAGTATCAGACATCTCCTCAACCGGGGTTGCCTTGGGAGCTGCCTCAGTCTCGGGAGCTGCCTCGGTCTCGGCCACGGTCTTTTTGACGTACTGTCCGACCGCGCCCTCGGAGATTCTTTCCTTCTGCCCTGTGTCGTCCACGGTCTCGAAGTACAGCTTGGTCTTTGGCTTCTTGCCCCGTCTCTTTTGCCCCTTGCTCAGTGGCTGCTCGCCCTCCTCCATGCCGAGGATCTCGCGACTCTCCCCGGTATCCTCGAGGATAATCCTGTCACCCACATCAAGGTCATCAGGTTTGGCGGGCGGCTCTATATCCTGATCATCCGCCTCGGCCCTTGCTCTTCTTTCTTCAAAGACTTTCTTCCAGCGGTCGCGTCGGGCCTGCTCTTGCTCGGAGACGACAGCGGGGGCTGCTGCCTCTTCGGCTGCCTGTGCTTCCTCGCGAGTCTGAGCATCCGCTACCGCAGCCGCCTTCTCGTCAGGACTCATTGTGGCCCAGTTGGGTATCTCAATGCCTTCACCGACAAGCCTTCTCTTCTCTGCCTGCAATTCAACTGGGGTCATGTTCTCGGGTGAGGTCGGTGAAAAGACATCCTCTATGTCTTGCCGGCCACCCTCAGTCGCGGCCGCACCACCCTCGGCAAACTGCCCCTGCGACATGGGCACATCAGGAGCCTGCACCTGTTCCAAGTCACCACTAATCCACTCGCCAGTCTCAGGGTCCTGGTAAGCTGTCGGCTGCGGCAGTGGCTCCATGTCCACTTCAGGTTCTGGTTTGCCTGCGTCCCTTTCCGCCAGCTCCTGCTTCATTACTTCCTTGGCTCTAGCTCTCTCCGCTGCACTGGTAGGGGGCTTGTAGCCCATCTCCTGCATGTCGCGACGGGTGAGCAACTGTTCCTTTTGGGCGAGTTCACGAGCCTTCTCTGTGTCCTCGTCAACAAGTGTTCTCGCATGAATTTCACTTGCTGCCCCCATGGTCCCGGCAGACAACAGCGTGGCCAGTGAGGTCTCTTTGACCAGTTTCCACCAGTCCTCTGGAGAGGTCTCGCCCAAAGACTTCTCGTCTACATCCATCATCTTGGAGATGATTGCGTCCGCGACTTCTACAAGGTTCTCCTCACCCAATTCCGCGAGTGTTGTTTTGCCCACGGCTCTCAGAGTCTCTTTGAGTCCTTTCCTTGTTCCTCTTTGAGCTGCACCCAATAGCCCTTCTGACCCCTTGCCGAATATCTTGCCGCCAATGATGGTCATCCCCACTTCATTGATAGTCTGAGCGGCGACATACCCAGCAGCCTTCGCACCAGTCAGGCCAGCAGCGTCCGCCTCCTCGACAGCACTGTTCGCTCGGATGGCACCGAAGAGTCCAATCATCCCCTTGTAACCGAGTTTGCCTTTTGTGACCGTCTGGCCAATCATCTGAGTGGTCATGCTGCGAGCGGCAGACCGCAGGCCACGGTGCCACATGCTCTTGTTGGCATTCTGGTTTGCCTGGGCCTCGAGGTCCTGCATGGTTCGCAGCCACTGGTTGCTGCTGATGCCGGTGTCCACTCCGACGGTCTGCAACGCACGCACACCCAAGCCGGCCACATCCCCCACACCCGACATTATCCCAGTGAATAAACTCTGTGCATGACGCTCACCAGTCGTGAGCTGGTCGGAGGTGCCAAGGATCTTCTGGGCAACCTGCTGGCTGGCAGCCCTGAACTGCTTGTCACCAGCGGTGGCTGGGGTTCTCGGCTGATCCAGTCGGGTAGCCGCCGACGGCTCGGTGAATCCGGCGGCTGGCCCCATGGAGAATGTGGGGTCCGCGTGCTGCTTATGGTACTCCAGAATCTGTGATTCAAAATCACCTGCAACACCTCCAGCTTGGGGCTGCCCAACTGGCGTAAAACCAGGTCTACCATGCTGTCGGTGGTATTCTTCTATCTGCTGCTCGAAACTCAGTCCTACTGACATGACTAAAACTCACCTCCCTGAGGACGAGTAAGGTCCATATTTGGATTCACCGGAGTGCCCCTGGGTACAGGATTAGGAAACGCACTGGCCGGCATGCCAACTTGCTCGTCATCCTTTTCGGCTTTGAGGTCCAATACCGCTTTGTAATACCTAGCCCTGTCAAAGGGACTCCAGTCACCTACTGGAACCTCACCAATCCTGCCCTGCCTGTAGGTTTCTTCCAGAAAGGTTTTTGTCTGCTGCGCAGCCGCTCGGTTGATAGGCTCATCTCTCATAGACTGAAGTGCTTTGTTGAATTCGTTTGCACTCTGCTCTGGCGTGTGCCCCCACCTGTCAGTGGTCTGGGTATCCCCGGTGGACTGATCCGTAAGTGGGCCGGTCTCAACACCTGGATCCCAGCCTTGCGGCCCTGACCAACCGCCGCCACCCGGTGCCGGTGTGTCTGTTGTCTGGAACTCCCGACGCTTCAATTCTTGAAGCATCCTCTGCTGTTCCATGTGGGTGAAGCGAGGACGAGAGGTCTTGTTGCCCAATGCGTCAGTGGTTTCAACCTCACTGTGAATGTAGTCCAGTCGCTTCTTGAATAAATAACTTTTCACTGCGTCCCGTGTCCTTTGTTCGGGATCAGGCGGGGCCGTGATCAACTGGCCGGATCTGGAGAACGCAACATTTTGATTGCCGAGCTGGAACCACTGATTAGCTTTGACAGTCTCACCACCGGGTGTTGTGAATTGGGGTTGCGCCTCGTGAACTTTCATGTAGCCGTTTCCTGTGGGCACAAGAACTGCGCCACCCTCATTCACTTTGGCCCGGTCAAATTGTTCCTGTGAGCTAGGACCAACTCCTATTTCTGCATCCGACAACGCGCCGACTTTCCGAATGATTTCCTGCACCTGTGCTTTGAACTCGGGACTGTCCTCCGCTCCAAAGCGACCACTTAGTCTTAGCTGCCTGATCCGGTAACCAATCTCTGCTTCCCTGGCTTCAGTGAGTTGCGTTTCCTTTTCACGAGCACGGTCATTCTGTTTTGATCTGTCAATCAATTCTTGACTGAACACAGCTCTATCAAGAGCGTTTACATGGTCTTGATTTTTAGCGTCAAATGCTTGGTCACCAATCAAAGTCCGAAGTTTTATTGCCTGTTCATGACTGATCTTCCCTAGTCTCTCGTTAACCGCAGCCTCTTGGTCTATACGTTGGCGTGTGGCTTCCATTCCGAGTTCATGCCGTTGCGTGATCTGCTGACCGGCAATGTCCGCGCCCCGACCCTGACTCCTAGCGTCCAACTCGTCGCTGAACCTCAGTCGCTGCCGCTCTGCCACCGACAGCGGACGGCGAGCCGCCGCATCAGCAGCCATCTGCCCGTAACCAAACTGCTCAAACCGGCCCTCGGCAGCAGCCGCACGCTGCATCTCGTTGACCAGTATGTCACGCTCACGCTGAATCTGGGCCTGCTGCTCGGTGCTCAGGTACTGATTCTCGGCAGCAATATCCAGTTGCTGGAGCCGGTAGTCCTGCTCCTGCATGGCCAGGTCCTGCTGCTGGCCGAACCGGACATCAGCCTGATCCATCTGGAACTCGCGGCCCAGGCGAGCCTCCTCGGCAGCCGCACCCAGACGACGCTCCTGCATGCCGTAGTCACGCTGCGCACCAAACCGGTCTCGCTGCATCTGGAAGTCACGGTCGGCCTGGAGCTGCTGGGCCTGAAACGCCTGCTGCTGTTGAGCCGCCCGCTGGGCCTGACGCTGCATCTGGCCAGCCTGACGGGACTGCTGCATATAACTGAAGTGCTGCAACTTCTGCTGGCGTTGTTGCTGTTGGTCAACTCGTGCCTGGGCACCAGCAAACTGTGGCCGCTGCGGAGGGAGGTATAGCCTTGGCATGTTCTTGTCCTATCCGTAGGCGGGGACGTGACCCCACTTGGTCGTGATCCGGCCATTGCTGTAATTGCTGCTGGCACCGGGAGCCTGGACCCCATGGTCACGGCGGTAGCCGCTCGGTGCAGCAGATCCGAGATTGATCATCACCTGCCCGCCACCACGCCGCTGGCTGCTGCCCTGGACAACCATCATGTTGCCCACGCGGGTCTGTCTCGAGAAACGGGTGGGCGAGTTGGACCGGCCGTACAGGTTGCCGCCATACCGGCGTTGCTGGTTCATTGACTCGGCTCGCTGCTGACGCTGGTTGGCTTCCATGGCGGCCTGCACCGGACCCGAGATATCAACCTGGCCCGGCTCCATCTGGGCTGGGCCGGTGAGGTTTTTGCGGTACTCAAACCGTGGGGCCTGCTGGAAGCCCGCACCAACGCGGCGGTTGTAGCCAATGCCCCGGTCTTTTTGGACGACACTGCCAAACCGGCGACTGGGTTGTGCTGCTGGCATCACTCTTCCTCGTCTTTATTGAAAGCGGGCGAGACTGTCTCGCGAGGACTAAAGCTGGACTCGCTGTAGGTGTGACGTGAGAACGCCGAGACCGAGTCAGTTCTCTTGGCAAAGTTGGCCACCCGAAGCAGGCCGGGAACCTCCACGTCATCACTGGCCGGCGGCTCGGGTTCCTTGATCCCCTCGAGTGAAAACTCAATCTTGGGGAACTCAATGAGTGGCTCCGCAAAGACGTCGGACTCGCGGTGTACCTGCTCGGGCACCGGGCCTGGTCCCTCGAGCGGCTCCAGCTCTTCCTCGTCCTCGGGACGGTTTATGACCCGGTCATCCAGGTAACCTCGCAGGGTGCCAATCCGAACAATGGCCGCCTCGAGGGCGACAACAGCCTGGGTGAACTCGGTGTACCAGTCGTCTGCGTTCAGGGCGTCGGCCGCACCTGCAACGTAGGTGTTGGTGCTGGCCGTGTAGGTGCCAAAGGTCTCGGTCGTGCCGGGGTACACCGGGTAGCGGCCGTTGGTGCTTACTGCACTCGAGATGTCCGATTCCACGTACCGCAGTTCATTTTCCCATGCACCAGTGCTTTTCTCACTGGTCCCACTGCCGGCAGTCCATGTGAAGTTGGATGAACTGAACGAACCCCGGTTAGAACCAGTGTACTTTCCAGCCACTTGGCTGGCGTAGTTCATGTATTGGTAACCCCAGGTAATTTCACCAATATCCATGGAAATACGGTGTACATATCCTGGGAAAGAAGAACCGGACCTGATGTTCGAGTTGGTCCTTATGGGATAGGACAGTGTGTTGGGCAGCCCGTTGGTGTAGTCCCACGGTGCATAACCTGTTCCCCACTTAGCCCCCTCACCCCATAGGTATGCGTCGTCACCATCACGTGGATAATACCTCTGGGTGGAGGGTGCCCCTGACACATTTCCCCACCACTCATCCCCTGATTGCAGCCGGGAGTACGCGCCGGTTTGAGCGCGGAAACGGGACAGGAGTTCACCCTCACCCGGTGGGTCAAGCTCAAAAGTGAACGCCTCGCTGTTCAGCTCGCCGCCCACGTCGCCCCCGTACATGTGAACCTTCAGTTGCTTCACATAAAAGATGCACCTGTTGCGACCGACGCCTCCGTAGCTTGGGGTGCTAACTGGCCATCCGGCCACGCCAATCCACCACTCCGGCCTCGCATACTGGGTCAACGTGGTGGGCATTACTCTTCCCCCTCATCATCTGTGAACTCAGGGGACACCGTCTCACGAGGTGTGAATGTCAACTCATTATGAGTTGACTCGGAGAATGACGAGATTGTCTCAGTGTCTTTCGCAAAGGTGGCACGGCGTAGAAGACCAGGAGCCACAACCGCGTCAGGTGCTTCTGGCTCCTCTTCAACCGGTTCCGGCTCGGCAAACTCAATTACCGGAAACTCAGGGAATTCCACCAGGGGGTCGTCCGCCACCCCACCATGAACCCATGGAGACTGATCAAACTCCTCGGCCCTCAGTTCCTCCTCGCGAGGGGGAGGCTCAGTCGCGACCTGATCAAGGTTCTGACCAAGCAGCCGGTCAATCTCAACCCTCGCAACAGCCAGGCCATTCTTGGCCTTCAGGAACTCGGTGTGCCACCCGTCGGCACTGAGCTTGTCTGTGCTGCCGGGCGTGTAGGTGTTGGCGGCAACATCATAAACACCGTACTTGGCAACCGCTGAGCTGGAGTCGGTTGGGTATAAACCGTTCTGATTGATGACTGTCGGGACAATGGCCTCGGCAGTCACCATCTTGGCGTGCCAGTCTTCTGAATCCAGCGTCACGTTGGAGAGACTAGGAGTCCACACGTTTGTGCTGGAGGTGTAAGATCCGACGTTTTTGCCGGTATGAGTAGGCTCATTTATGGTTGTTGACCAAGACACATAATCTGTCTGGCTGCTACCAAACACGCCAGACGTGGACACACGGTCCTCCCACCCTGCCGTGGTGTGATTGCCGTGCCAACTGTTATACCCCTGTGGTGGATCATAATAACAGTTGTGGCTGCCGTAGTCCCATTCAGACGATCCGCTACCGCTGACCCATACGTTGTCACCGTCTTGGGGACGCCACGCATACCCACCCCAATTCCCGTCACTTGGATAGCGAGTCCCATACTTTGAGTAAAATGCGGAGGACATTTCACTCAAACTAGGCGGGTTTACATCCACATATTCAGCCCAGTTATTCATGCTCCCGCCAGTGAGGTTGCTCCAGAAGTGGAGTCTCACTTCCTGGATATAGAAGTGACCGCCGCACTGGGTAAGGTCCCACAGGTGGTTGCTTCCTCCCCCGGTGGCTACGTTGTAGTCAAGGTTCCAGGCTCCCCATCCAGTGAACACGTTTTTAACAAGCCACCTTGGCTGGCAGAAATATGCTGGCATCAGAACGTCCTCCCGAACACTCGTCCGGTCAGACGTGAGGATGTCAGCACCCGCTCAAAGGACCACGGCGGATCACCCCCGCCCTTGATCTTGATGAACAGTGAGCCGCCTGACGCCCGCTGGCGGTCAACCGTGGACCTGGCATCATTCCAGGTGCCAGTTGCCACAGGGTCGGACGCGGACGCCTCGGGAGCTGTGTCGCCACGCAGCACCTCGTAGTCAACCGGCTCAGAGCCAGTGCCAATGGTGCCACGCAGGCCCGTGATCATCATGGACCGCTCACGGTCCTGGCTGCCGAATGGACCCAGCAAAACAAACGAGTCAATGGCCGTGCCGTCGTCGGTCGTCTGTGAGCCACCCACAGTCTGGTAACGCAACGCACCATCCCGACAACCCAACACCACATCCCGCTTCGCGTTGGTCCGGTCATTGATAGCCAACACTGCCGACGGGTCCAGGTCAGTGCTGCCGTACTTGTCCACAAACCAGCCGTCGGTTCGCACGTCATAAAACAGGTGCTTGGTGGCGGCGTCCGCATGAGGGGTGATGTGGATGTGGAAGCCCTGGGCCTCCTCGTTCCAGGTCAGGTTGATGTAGCTATTGGCCACGTCCACGTCGGACATGAACTCATCAATCCGGTTGGCCGAGATCCGGCGAGGGGGAGCCTGCAACTGGAGGTTGTAAATCCCGCCACGAGACGAGACGAAGAAGATGTCCCCGTTGGGACCGAGGCACCAGCTCCGGCCGGAGGCACCGCCAATCACCTTGGTGACCGGACGCAGTCGGAACGTCTCGGTGTTGGGACTACCACTCATTTCCCAGATACTGCTCTGGCAGAAGAACAGGAGCAGGTCCTGGTTGTAAGGCATCAGGCTGGTGATGGTGTCTGGGATCAACCCCAGCGGGCTGAAGCGGCCGACCACGGCCCGGTCTACATCATCCTCAATGTCACCGTACCGGACTGGCAGCAGGTCCTTCTCGTGAGCCTCGGCATCCTTCTTGAGCGTGTCATAATCCTTGTAATAATTGCTGGCCACCTTGTTGACCCAGGTGCTCGCCCCGTAGCGGGTGGAACCCACCAGGTAGCCCTCGGCATTTGCGGCCCCTATCGCGTTGGCCCGAGTGATCTGGGCATCAATCTTGGCGTTGTAGTCCACCACGTTTTGTTTGAGCTGCGTGTTGAACGCGGACACCTCCGAGGCCACCTGGAAGTTGTACCGCCGGATCTCCTCATTGGTTTCCTTGTGCAGGTCACGCTGGCGGTGACGCCAGTCAAAGTCAGTCGGATCTTGATAGCGTGAGATGTAGTAGTTCTGCGGATCATTGCTGATGCCGGCCAACACAACGCGGTCACCCCATGTGACTGCAATGGATTCTTT